TTTCTCTCTCGAGGCGATCAGTAGATCACTGTCATTCCCATTTGTGGGAGACGTTCATGGCTGTTCCTCCTACCCGTAGGGTGGAGGTTAAAAGACATGAAAGATGCCTCATTGTTGTTGGAAGATCTTTTTACTGATCTTTCAAGCAAGTGTTCAACCGTTAAGCAGAAACGAGATATGAGCACAATACGTGCTCGTCTCGCTCACGAGGGATCGTCTTTCTTGACGATCACTTTACCTAAATTTGCTGATGACGTTTTTAATGCCATTGAGCAAGCTCAGGTTAACGCTGACCATTTCGTTGGTTGGCGAAGATGGTTGTGTCTCCCCTCATTTATGAGAGGTTTCACTTCACTCGTGTTCTGCGCACAAACAGGGAGACTGCTAGATGAACCGAATGTTGAATCGATTCGCGCAATCAGACAGATTGGATACTTTTATAAAAAAGTCCATCTGGCATGTAGTCGACGTAGGACTCAAAAAGCCCTTGACGATTACATTGCAATTGATTGTGACCTTGGGCCCACTTTTAATTCAATTAGCTCGGAAGACTCTGAACTTTTTGAAAAAGTGAGTCGCGTATTCATTTCCAGTATTTTCCCAGAAGAGGTAATAAGCGATGAATTGCTTCCTCACCATGGGCCTGGATCTACAGAGGAAAAGGTTCAAGGTAACGGTAAATACCGACCTGAATCTTACCCCTGGTATGAGAAACTGGAGCCGCACTTTTCTCCGGGTTGTACTATGTACAGCTCGGATGAGTGCTGGTTTAATGACTCCACTCTCATCAAGAATGTTACGCGAGGGAATGAGGCGCCAGTCCGTGTTATCACGGTGCCGAAGACACTCAAAACCCCAAGAGTTATAGCATTAGAGCCCGTCATCATACAGATGACTCAGCAGTCTGTTAAGGATTACATGGTTAAGCGCATTGAGTCTTCACCTCTAACCTCAGGTCATATAAATTTTAGTGATCAAGGTATAAATCAGAGGTTGGCTCTAAGCGCATCTCTTAGCCGTGTACATGCTACTTTAGATTTGTCGTCTGCATCTGATAGAGTTCATAATGAACTCGTAAAAAAGATGTTTTCGGTAAATCCATCTCTACTGGAACTAGTACAATGTACCAGAAGTGAAAGAGCATGTGTTGGATCTCAGACGCTAACTTTAAATAAGTTTGCGTCCATGGGTTCTGCGCTCTGTTTTCCAGTAGAAGCATTGTTTTTTACAGTGTGTCTACTAATATCGGAAATAAAATACAGAGCACTCCCTCTCTCATATAAAAACATGAAAATGTTGATGAGAGACATTTACGTCTATGGTGATGATATAATCATACCAACAGACCAGGTTGAAAGAGCGATTGCCACGTTGAAAACATATGGCAATGTGGTAAGTCTTTCTAAAAGCTTTTGGAATTCAGCTTTTAGAGAGTCCTGTGGCATGGATGCATACGCAGGAGTTGATATTACTCCAATATACATGCGGAAAATCATGCCTCGCTCTCGGAGGAACGCCAGTGCAATTACCTCCAATGTTGCTACTGCTAATCTCCTTTTCAGAAGGGGGTTAAAGCGGACTGCACTCAATCTTAAAAATAAAATTGAGGCGGCGATTGGGTTTAAGCTACCAATTGTTAGTGACACTTGTGCTGGGTTAGGGTGGTGGTTTGATGATGGCCTGAGTTCTAATAGGCTTCATTGGAACCACAAATTCCAACGTCAAGAAGTTCTGACGCTTGTGCCGCAAGTTCAATCTGAAGAAGATGAACTTACGGGTTATAACGCCCTATGTAAGGCTCTTATCAATCTCAATAGACC